CATAAGCGTTGGTATTAATCCTACATCATTAGACTGGACGTTTCTTTTCAATCGTCTCACGAAATTTGGTGAAGATTCTTTGATAGCTGGAGATTATTCAAATTGGGATGGGAAACTAATGGCTGATGTTCTTTTGAAGTGCGTTGAAGCCATAAATTTGTGGTATAATGATGCTGAGGAAAATAAAAACGCTCGTACTGCACTTGCATTATCATTTATTCATACAGATATTTTAGTTCTCAACACATTGGTTCGTAAACGAAGTGGAATGCCTTCTGGAGTGCCTGTGACTGCTCCTCTCAATTCCCTTTGTAATTGGTTTTACATCTTAGCTGCCGTTGTAGATATGTTAGAACAGCAAGATTTTGAAGCCAAAACAAATACCACTATTACACCACAATTTTTAATTGATCATATCGAATCGGCCTTTTATGGAGATGATCATGTTGTAGCCTTGTCCGGAATATTACAAAAGTTTATTAATTTTAAGAGTTTTGAAACATACTTCGCAAATATCGGTATAACCTACACAGATTCACAAAAACGAGAAAATACAGATTTTAAATTTGAAAATATTTACCAAATCACTTATCTCAAGCGTAGATTTCTGCGCGATCTCGAAAGCCCAAAATTAATCCGAGCCCCATTAGATATAAATTCAATAACGGATATGATAGTTTGGACTAAGAAATCCCCTTCTGCATCTCAGATGGAGGTTTATAAGTCCCGCGTCTTGGATTTCGAGACTTCCCTCGCTCAGCATGAGCAAGCAACATATGATATGTATATAAAGATTTACAACCATGCAATAGACATTGTCCACCAGAACAAACCCCATTTGGCTGCAAATTATCAAAAGATATATACTCCCTATTCAGAACATACTCAGAACTTTCTTAAAGAAAGGAGATAATTTCTAGAATACCACTTCAAGTTAGGAACAACTCTTTACTTTGATATCCTCCTCGTATGGAAGATCCCTCTTGGTATAGGAGCCTTGCTGTGAAATCGTATTTCCTTGATTCA